TGAAGGTCTGAGAGCTGTAAATCAAACATCTATACGATTCCCATGGTAGCTTTTGTAATAATGTACTCTTTAACTAAAGGACTTCTTACAATGTCATCTGTTTTAAATTCCATCTTAACAAAACTCGTCATGTTATTGATGACGCTCATAAATTGAGAGATACCAGAAAGTTCTCTTGTGTTAGCTAGATCGCTTTGTCTATAATCACCACACAAGATACATCTAGTATTATCTCCTAATCTTGTAATGACACTGTCAATCTCATGAAAGGTCATATTGTTTATCTCGTCGACAAGTACAATACAATTATCAAGAGTGGTTCCGCGAACAAATGATGTCGGGACAAACTCAAGCATAAATTTGTTACTAAGGATCTCATAAGCGTCTCCCCTATGAAATAATGAAGATGCAATTTGTTTGTAAGGCTGTTCATAAACTTCCATTTTCTGTTTGGCTGTGCCAGGCAAGAAACCAATGTCCCTTGTAGGCACTGCACTTCTTACTATTACTAATTTTTTGCTGTGGTTTTTGAGCACCTCTTCTAAAGCTAGTGCCATTCCAACATACGTTTTACCAGTACCAGCATAACCATGCATTAGCAGATGATGACCATCGTCCCATGCCCGGCAAGCTGCTGCCTGAGTATCTGTTTTTGGTTTGAAGTCAACTTTAAAGTTGGAGGTGTTTATAGAATTGTCTTTTTCTAAGACGTCTTGTTGGCGTAACATTCTACGTTGCTTTTTAGTTAGTCTATGTTCCACTGTTCATATCTTTCTGAAATTTCTTTTGCCACTTCTCTACAACTTGATTAACCTTTCCTTGCTTAGCTGTGGTAGCTTTAGCTCCTACTTCCCTTCCAAAAGGAGTATTAGGATTTTGTTCACCAATCTTTTGCAGTACTTCGCTAAACCCTTCGTCGACTTTTCTCTGACCCATAACACCAGATACAATCATAGGAGCACCTATTACAGATTGAAGCTGAGGATTGTTTTCCAAGAAAACATCTTTCTCGGCCATCTTCATCATCATATCAAAAGTCTCACCCGTCTCGGTGTCCTTGAACGTATATAATGGCATTAATTTTGATTCGCTGGGTCGTCTAAAAATTCTGGGTATGCTTGTTTGATGATCTTCTTAGACACGCCTTTAATCTTTCTACTCTTTGCTTCAAGTAGTAAGGCAGCATCATCTGGATCAACTTCTTCTAGCATACTAATAAACAAATGCTCTCTTTTTGTTTGAGCAACGTTTGCTGATTTTGCATGCTTCAAGAAAATGTACATACGTCTCATATCTTGATATAGATTACCCTGCGCGTCCATAGACTTGTCCAATGGTTTGTATGGAGGGTTACCTTCAGGAAGTGCCCAAGTCAATCTGTTGTCGTAGGTCAACTCAAAGAGGCCTCTCAGCTCTTTGTTGTCTTCTCTTTGCAAGATTCGAATCTTTTCGCCAACAGACTTGGCTTCTTTGACTTCATTAACTATTTCGCCTAATCCTTTTAACATATTAAAACTCACTTATATTTTCTACTAAATTATTTAGCTTTTTTTGAACAAAGTAGTTAAACAAATGTTTTCTATCTTTGTCAGGTTTATTCCATTGCACATGCACTTCATTTTTAATATGATCGGGCGTGTGCTTTAAGTCGATCAGTTTCCAATTTCTATGAAACCCTTCTCTCCACTCATACGAACCGTCTATCGTACCAAACGTAGAGACCGATGAAACTACATCGACAATCTTATTTAGGGTCGTTTGTCTAACAGGCTTTTGTCTTTTGCCTGTTACAAAAACGTCGTCGTCAGATAAGGCATTAGGAATTCCATCGCCTCTATCTCCCTTAACAATATGTTCAATCATATAAAGAGAGGGATCCTTATGAGTGACCTTTCTCTTTCTGATTGGATCATATTGATCGACATTAACAAATTGTTGAAGTTGAATAAAGTCTTTGTCGCCAGACAAGATCAGAATCTTTTCTGCTCCAGAACCTAACTGAACTCCAAACTCATGACAAAGCACGCCAATGATATCATCAGCTTCAGCAGTGTCTACTTGTAATACTTTGTACGGGAAAAATTCTTTGAGCTCATCCCTTATGTTATTAAGGCAATTGAATATATGAGGCCAATCATAATCAGACTCATCTCTATTCTTTTTACGGTGAGCTTTGTAGTATGGGAAGATTTTCTTTCGCCAGTTATTAGTATCATCACAACAGATAACTAACTCGCCATACTCTTCTTTAAACTTTACACGGGAAGCTCGTAGCGCATTAAGCACCATATGTCGAAGTAAGTTTTCTTCTACTTCTACGTCACCTCGGCCGTGTATTTGTGCCATCAGATTACTAATCATAACCTGGTTAAGGTCAACTAATATCATAATAATATCCTAAATCAAAACTACATTATACTTTATTTGACGTCTTCAGTCAACGTCAATCAGAATCATTTCCAAAAACTTCTTCACGCCACCTTTGACCAAACATTTGTCCTTCTTCTTTATTGACTATCTGTTCAGTAATTTTTTGTAGCGGGTGTCTAATATCACATGCCTTTAACATTAGAGACTTTACAGACTCAGATACCATGAGCAAGTGTTGGTCCAATGATCCATCATTTTCGTTGAGTTCAATACCACGTGCAAGAACTTCTTCAAGAATCATATAAGTCATTTGAATGCTAGTATTAAGAGCTAGCTCCATTTGATATTTTTTGATGTTCTCGATTCTTTCTTGTTCGTTTTTAACAAACTCAGGATGAGTATTACTTTTAGGGAATGGAATAATTATTGCCATATAGCTATTTATGACTTTTTCTTGGCAGCTTTTGCTTCTCTAGCTTTTCTTAATCTTTCCACTAGTGCTTGTTTTTGTTCTGGAGTCATTTCTCGCTTCTTACGCTTTTTAGGAGTCCCTTTATTAGATACAGCTGGACGATCGACGACAACATACCCCTTCTCATTAAACTCTAATGGCTCCAGACCATATGATTGTCTTTCTTGATTCTCAAGCTCTGGAGTCCACACTTGCATATAGTCTTTGTAAAAAACGCCAACCTCTCTTTTAGGTCGGCCGTCTGGATAATATGCCATAGACACACAATACAGCTTAACCTTTTTACTCATATCTCCGCCAGCAAATGCACTGACGTATGCCCCAGACCTTAAATATGATTCTAATTGATTAATGTAACCTGCCCACATTTCTTTTCTTGCAAGCGCACCAGAGTTACCAGCAAGGTGGTTTCTATGTTCAGCTGCTTTATGAGTCTTAGCTTCTTTGATCCATTCACGAACATTCTTTAAACTAAACTCATGGTCGTCAGGCAATGCAACTACTTCTTTTGCAAACTGACTATACGCTGGTGGATTCTTTTTAGCTTTTGCTTCTCTTGCTTTTGCAAGATTATCCAACTTTTTTTGCTTCTGCTTTGAGGTCATCAATTATCTCCATCTGTCTGTATGTGTCGCCGCCATATCCAATGCCCCCTAGCTTTGAATGGTGAACGAGCGTGTTCTTGCCTGGACAATATACCTGTGTTACAGGCGCAGTACGCATATCCACTTTACCTTTTAACACATCCATTATTATATTGCCAATGCCTATCGTGTTGTTACTATAGATAGTAGGCCACATAATCTTGTTTCTTGCAGGCACTCCTAAATCAGCACAGATCTGATTCTCCAACTTATTTCCGTACATGGCAACGACTTTTACCCATTCTTCCATAGCAGTCCACAGTTCTGCCATAGGACCAGCGTCAACTTGTTCTTCTATTTTTAACCACTTCTTCATACAGTATTTTGCAAAGTAAGGAGATAGCGAAGCACACTCCATTGCAATTCCTGGATTCCAGAGATCAAACTCTGGCATAATTTTTACCAGGTTGCTCAGTTCTTTTGGATCACGTACATAAGCATCGTGTTCTAATATGATAACTCTCTCGCCTGTATCGGCAGTATGCTTCCACCAATGAAACATAGATGTAAGACATGCCTTCTCCGTTGGCGTTATCTCATGTTTGTTTCTAATATACTTTCCCGCACTACTATACCTGCCCCAGTTTATTTTAAACGGAGCGGTATCAATAGTCGCTGGTGTATAACATTGCCATCTTTCAACTTCAACGTTCTTAACGTCCTTCCAGGTGGCCATTGCAATTTTAGAATACGCAACGGATACAGGATTGTTGTAATCGCAAATCATAATTGCTCGAATCATTTTAGCATTATCCTTCATTTTATATTTTTAGTCAACGTTGTCTTTAAACACGTTTTACTATATTATATAGCATTAACTGATAAACCAAGGAAAATTTTTATGTTAAGCGTTGACATCAAATCGATCGATCATTATACTCTTCTCTGCCAGAAGGGAAAGTTATAGTATGGAGAAACTAGACGAAAGACTTATAACCAGTGATGTTTGTGTCCGTTGCGGGTCTTGCTGTAAGTGGACATCTGAAATGCAAAGCGTTCATCCCGTTAACGGTCCCGAGTGGCTAGATGTTATGGCGGGGCAGTCTGATAAGACAGAATTAATATGGTATGAAAACGAGGTCGTTGACCACTGGTCTATTAGAGACAATAAAAAAGTTCATGAAGAGCGAGCAAGATTCAGAATTAAATTTACCTGCCCTAAGCTAGAAGTAGATGAAAAGGCTGGTACCAAGAAGTGTGGAATTTACAATGAGCGTCCTAAGGTTTGTATAGATTACAATTGCTTCAAAACAGCCAATCAAACCAAGACTAGGCCTCAGAATTGGGATCTGATATCTGGGATTATTAAAGACGTGCATGGCGTCGATGTTCGCTGGGATGGCGAGCTCAAGACAGGAAAAATTCTGATAAAAAATATCACAAAATACGAAAAAAATTCGTAACTTATTGATTTGTAACGATTAATTATTTTTGTCAAACTGTTGACTTCAAATAGACTTTTAGCTATAATGGGGGCATAAGTTAGTGAGGAAGTCAATATGAAAATCGTTATTCAAACACAACACAAAGAGAATTATGCATGGAGCGAGGACGGCTCGTTGGGTACCGGTGAGAACGCTTACTGGAAGTTCAAGGGTGGCGACACTTATATCGTTAAGTGTACGTTCTCTGAGGCCTGCGATGCAGAGTTCCGTAACTCAGCTCTTGATGCTGTTACCTCTGAGAGCGATGCTTTCATTGAGTATGTTCTCGATTGGGATATCATCGATGATGCTGACTTTGTTGAGTCAGACCATGTTGAGGAATGGGAAGCACCAACCTATATGTGGTTCGATGGCGACGCTTGGGTTTGCCACAAAGTTACTAAGAACGATGAGTTCGGTCACATGAGATTTGAGATCTCCAAGCAATACGAAACTTGGGTTCAGTCTCAGGACGGCGAGCGTTCTGAGTACGCATCATCTTTCGAGATGATCAATGGCGACCACATCCTTTATAAGGATCTTGAGGAGTGGTTCAAAGTTTATGCTCCAAAGGAGGCAGCGTAATGATTGAGATACTAAAAGAAACTACTGACTGGGGAGACGCTCCAGTTGCTAATGGAATATATCACGTCAATGCACAGGGACACCTTGTGCAGCACAACGATAAAGTTTTTAAGAATCCGATGAAGCAGTTTAGTAAAGCTAGACGTACCTTCGAGAAGATTGGCGAGTACGCTGATGTACTAACACGACCTGATGTAAAAGTCGTTATCGGATCCAAGGGTCAAAAATATTTCATTGAAGATGGCAGATGTTCTTGTCCTGGTTTTACATACCGTGGACAATGTAAGCACATTTAATTTGAAACAACCGTTGACTTCAAATCAACTTTTTAGTATAATAGACGTATAATTTAAACAACTGGAGAAATAAATTATGGCACATATGGTAGAAACAATGGCTTACGCAGGACAACTTCCTTGGCATGGGCTCGGTACGAAAGTCTCAGAAGACATTTCGGTAGATGATATGATGGTTGAAGCAGGACTAGACTGGAGAGTCGCTAAGGTTCCTTCTTTCGCATCATTTAACGGTGAAGATATTTATTCAGGACACGATATGTTAATTCGTGAGTCTGATGGAATGCCTTTAGATATGGTTAAGCAGAATTGGAATCCTGTACAGAACGCTGATGCATTCGACTTCTTTAGGGAGTTTGTTGAAGCTGGTGATATGGAAATGCATACTGCTGGATCATTACAAGACGGTAAGAAAGTTTGGTGTCTTGCAAAGGTGAAAGATGACTTCACTATCAATGGTAAAGACTTAGTTGAGTCATACTTACTATTGACTAACCCACATATGTACGGACGAGCAGTCGATATTCGATTTACTCCAATCCGTGTAGTATGTAATAACACATTGACTTTGTCTCTTGCTCAGAAAGGTGAGTATCAAATCTCAATGAGTCACAAGAAAGCGTTTGATGCTGAAGAAGCTAAATCTCTTCTAGGTATTGCTAAAGGTAAAATGGAAACATACAAAGATATGGCTACATTCTTATCCGGTAAGCGTTACACTGAAGATTCTTTGAGAACTTACTTCTCAACTGTGTTCCCTAACCAGAACCCTAAGGTGAAAGGTGTAGGATTCAACCCAGCATCGATAGCTGACTTTGATAAGTACGCTTCTAAGAATGCTAAACTTGCAATGAATGTTGTGAAGACTCAGCCTGGTGCTAACTTCGCAGAGGGTTCATACTGGCAAGCATTCAATGCTGTAACCTACATGACTGATCATGTTATGGGTCGTGAAAATGACACTCGATTGAACAGTGCTTGGTATGGCGTTAACAAGACTAAGAAAGTTAACGCTCTTGAGTCTGCTCTAAAGTTTGCGCAAGCAGCATAAGGACTAATTTACTTACAGGTGCCCCTCTTCGGAGGGGTTTCCTGTTGACATTTAATAGTTAGGAATATATAATAGCAATATGAGTTATACAATAGAAAATATTCTCTCGGACAGACAGGTATCCGACCTCATTAAGTTGTTTTTATCTATGCCTTCAAATCCAGCTCATCAAGACTACAATCTGTTTGATGTTGATAAGAGACATCCTACAGGCGAACAACGAGAAGGGATTGATGCGTTTGGACAACTAGAAAAGTTTGCTGAGAGAGAACTGTATAGTCATTATTTTTTAGAGTATGGCCCAGAAGCCTTTACAAGAATGCATACTGATAATGTTGATGATGTTGGTCTTACCATGGTTACGGTACTAAAGAGCGACTGCATAGGAGGTGACACTTTGGTCCATCTTCCGTACGAGAAAAGAGAACGTCCATCAAACAAGTATGCTAAAAGGGAGAAAGGGCAAGAAGCCCCAATAGACCAAAAAATAATCCCTAGAGTCGTCCAAGTTAAAGATGGACAAACTATGATATACAAAAGAGATCTTTTGCATGGGGTTGGCCAAGTTGAAAAAGGCACGCGTTTAGTTTTAGTAAGTTGGTATAAGACAAATGAGACAGATTGATCCAGGAAAAAAAGGATCCCGCTTTAGCGAGATCGAACAACATTATGATTGGGGATTTGGAGTTCTTAGAAACTTTCATCCAGTATCACATACTGCTCTCGATGTAGCAGACCAATACAAGTTCGCTGAAAAGAACAAATGGTTATCTAAAAACGACGCGGCCAACTACAACAATAGATGGCTTCAATTTACCGGAACGTTTCAAGGTAAAACAAAACAGGTAGTAGATAAGTTAACAAAGGAGTACCAGTTTACAAACGCACATATATATGCTAACTGGATCGAAAATGGTCATAACTATGGCCGACATACAGATGAGATGGATGTAATTATATTGAACCTATGGGGTCAAACAGGCTACTGCTGTGAAAGTGTCTACGGAGATAAGGCTCACAGCTCAGCTGTGATTAATCCAGGTGATGCTATTTTTATTAGAGCAGGAACCCATCATACACCAATAATTCTAGGACAAAGAATGTCCGTTAGTTTCTCATGGGTGTAGAGTGTTGACATTATACATAGAATAAAGTATACTTACATCTTGATTTGCCGGTTGAGCTTCTGGTGTGCTCCCGGTAGCGGTAAGACTAGCAAAGAGCGGGAGGTTAGTCGGATGAATGGGCGAGGGTACCAACGAGGGGCCACATCATCACCTTTGAGGGAAGTATGTACGTATGTATCTGTAACGCTATTACTAGCAAAATGATAAAAGACGATCCGTCTATAATACTTAAAGTAGGAACTAACTGTGGCAAGTGTATCGAAGAAGCCGGCCAGAAGGTCGCCAGTAAAAAAATACATGGACAGGCTAACACGACCTGCCACTCATATCGACCAGACTAAATATAATAGAAAACGGTCAAAGAAATTAGATTATGAATCAGAATGAAATAATAGAAGAATACAAAGAGCTCCATAAAGGATCAAGGTTTTCAAGAGGAACAGCCCTTCTTAAACACGTTCCGGAACTAACTAGACTAGCACAACTGCTTAATGTAAGCTCTGTGCTAGACTATGGTTGTGGCAAAGCTATATTTTGGAAGACTCCAGATTGGCGAGGTATTTTTAACAACGTCATTGGTGATATAACTCTATACGATCCCGCTGTACCAGAATTTTCCACCCCGCCCCCAGACACTAGATTTGATATGGTAGTATGTACCGATGTTCTTGAGCATGTTCATCCTGATCACACCGTAGAGTTTCTTGATAGGCTTTTATTATACACAAGACGTGTATTGTTTTTAAATATATCTACGACTACTGCTAAGAAGACTTTCAAAGATGGTACCAACTTGCATATTAATATTAGAACAAGAGACGAATGGGAAAAATTAATTAGAGAAAGACAATCAGAGCTTGGAGTTAAGAAAGCTACATTCCCTGCTGTAGTTGTTAGATACGATGAAGAGGTAAACTTTTAGTGCCAAACAATCCCCATACACCATTTAGAGTTGATGATCCACTAGTGCCAGATTATAACGAGCACTCAATACAAGACAACTTGCATCCGTTAGTTATAAATTGGAAAGGCAAGATTGGTTACGGGGACATAATTAGTCCTATATCGTATGCAATGAACTGTGCTGAAAAAAATAGCACTGATGTAATACTTAGATTCCA